TTATCAAAAGTCTTAAACTTATCAGATAAAAAAGCTCTAGCCGTACCCGTATGATTGTCATAATTAAACGGGTTTGTATGATTTGAATTTTCAAAAGTTCTAATCATACGTTTGGAGTTTTCTTTTTGCCAAATAGCATTAATCAAATTATCCATTTCTCTAGGATAGTTCTGCTGTAAACGTCTAGCCGTTGGCGTCGCTATCTCAGCCTTTTGAGCTATTTGGTCAAAACAATGTTGATTAACATTGAGTATTTTAGTCGGCTCGCCTTGGTTCGCTTCCATAACAATCTGACTATGTGCAGTTTCTCCTTCGTTTTTAAGGGTTCTAAACTGAAGCTGATTAGTTGGAGCTATGTAGTCTTGTTTCATGTCATTCTGTTCTTTAATAACATGAAGCATATCTTCTAAAGTTCTATTTTCGTTTTCTAAATGTCGCATATTTTTCTCCTATATAAAATGCAATTAAAAAAAGCGGGGTGTGATGCCCCGCTTAAATAGTATACGATTTATCTTATATGTAAAGTTTTTAGTTTTTATAGTTTTTATAAATCTCTGACTCAGGTGCTAAATAAATAGTTTGTTCAGTATCTGAGTTTTTACAGTTTGGACATTTTTCTATAAATTTTTCTTTTTCTTCATAAACATATGTACAAACTAAACATTCAACTAAGCTTAACATTTTCCAAAATCTCCCGCTATGTGGTGCCTTAATACAGTTCCATATGGTAGTTTCTGAGCAAAGTTTAAAAGTTTTAGTTCATCAGGATCTTCATCAGCTGTCTGAGTTGTGGCGTTCCAATGTAATAAAACATTTCCTCCAGTTGCATAACAACCGCCGTTTTCTATCTCACTACCCGCCTTTTTCTTATAAACGCCGTGATCGGTAAACCCTACAATAAAGTTTCTATCCATACGACTACATAAAGGTTTTCCATTTCCGCAAGTATTACAATCTGTACTGGTATATTCTGCGGGACATCTAACTATTTTATGATCGTTAATAGTTTCTGATTTGCCGTTTGTTTTCCAAAATGTTTCTTTTACGTTTATTACTGCGGGTACGAATGAATTTAAAAACAAGTCGGCTAAGTTTCGAGCTGAATAATTTATAACAGTTTTACCTATCTTTAATTTATGTTTCCATAAACTAGGGTTAAAATGTGAATAAGTAAAACTAACGCCGCCTTTTGGGACGGCGTCAGATACTGCATCAAGATAGCTATAATCTATTTCAGTTGCACCCGCTGAAGTGTCAGGTTTTAAATTACAATCGATTGGGCAAGTTGCGAATTTGTCAGCTCCACCCGCTCTATATGTTACTGCACAATTTGTAGTTTTTTTCGCAGTTGATTTTTTAACTAATTTCAACATTGTTTTGCACCCTCCATACTTTAGATATTTTGTGTTCAAATTTGTCTTCCAGATATTCTATTATACAAGCTAGTTCTGACTGAGTGTAGTCTTTCGCATAATCAGATTTTTCATACTGCTCAATAGTTTTAGATACATGATAAAAAATATCTTCATAATATGAAAATCTTTTTAACTTTGGATCTTTAAACCATTCGCTTAACAAGTCATAAAAAACCATAAACTTATAAACTGGGTTTTGTTCGTGGGCGCTATCCCATAATTTTTGATCGAATGTGATTTCATTTTTATCATTAGTCATCTATACACTCCTCCAAAAATTCCATAATAGCAGAATCACTAACATGATCGGCCAAAAAAGCCGTTATGTTATCGCCGTCTACTTTTTGTAATAAATATTTAAACTCAGGGTTAGCGGGTTCGCAATTAAAACAATCATCTATTAAAAACCATATTAAATCACGGCCTTCAAGTTTAGCAATGTGATCTTTTAATTTATTTACTGTGCTTTTACTCATTCTAGTCCTCCTCCTTTTTTGAATATGCAATAACTAAAAAGTCTATATCTTCAAGTGATCTATCGTCTTTCTCAGGATCTTCGATATAGTCTGCAAGTCTATAATGTGATTTACCCCCGAACCAAGCCGTTCCGTCTTTGGTGTTCATAGGTATCCACCCGTTTTTATCTAGGTGTTTAAGTTGGTCTTTATTTAGAAACATTAATTTCTCCTATATATGTGATTTATCCCATACTTTTACTAAATAAAAAAGGCCGTGTCAATCACGGCCTCTTTGTTAGCGTCTACGCTTAATTGTTTTTGGTGGTCTTTTTTTATACTTATCGTAGTCTTCGCCGTATAAAAGTTTGCCTATCCAATCAAATAGAAAAAACATTTTGCCTCCTTTCATTATTCATTGATGTTTCTCCAATGCTTAGGTACTAGAAAAAAATCATCGCCGTCAGTTTCTAGATCTCCATTTTTATTTGGCCTAGTTGAATAAATGGCGTCCTCTCTTTCATCAGTGACATCGTTAATGTAAAAGTTCATATCAAAATATTCATTTCTAAAATAGAAACTATGCCAATCATCGCCACTATCAAGGTTTAAATGATTTTTACAATAATCCTGATATGCCTCTCTCGCTTTGGTTCTGAACTCTCTATTATTATCGAATAACCATTTCATACTAGGTTTGTTTCCGTCTTCATCTTTTTTATAAAAACGAACTATATAAGCTATGTCATCGTCTACAGCTTCCATATAATCCCAGTTAGTATGGCCAACCATATTTTTACAAGCCTCATCTAAATAGTCTGAATCATATTTAGCCATTGTTTTTCTCCTCTGGACAATATTGACGTTTCCACATTTCAATATTAGGCCAATTACATTGATGGTTTCCTATGGTATCGTAGTCCAACCAACCATTAGATTCATCGACGCCTTTCAAAAAAGCTAGGTATTCTTCTTCGCTATCAAAAGTATATTCTTTAATATCTTCTGCCCTTTTAGAACTACCCCAAGCTATATGGATTTTTATCGGCTCGAACTTTTTTTCCAAAGCTCTCAACGCCCTAATATCTTTTTTAAGATCGGCCTCGTTTTCATAACTAAACCCATATTGAGTTTTAAAGTTTACTGCATCAACACCTTGAGAAAGACCCGTAGATAATATGGCTCTCATTTCAATCACACAGCTTTGCAACAACTCTAGCTCTTCTTTAGATAGATTGTTCATCTTTGTCCTCCTTTGGAACTGTAAAACCAATGACTTGGATTTCATTATTTTCGTCATCGTCTGTATTGTCTCTATTCCAATCAACGGGACATTCGTTTAGCCATGTATGGAAAGTTTCTTTTGTAGATGTGTTCCAACTAGGTTGTATACGCCAAGTAAAATCATCAGGAAGCCAAGACGTCATAAAAGAATTTGCATAAGCCACCAAGTCACTAATTTTAGTAAATTGATGTTCTTGTCCTTTATCGTCTCTAATAATTATTTTTTCAGCCATTCTGCACCTCCATAGATCTCCAAACAATTTGGTTCTCTTGCTCAAGGCTGACATTGATGTGCTTATTAAAGTTATCGCAAACTTGTCTGCAATGTCCCCAAGATCCTACAAACTTATCCATCTCATGTGGATCATTTGGATCGGCCTTGCCCAACGGCTGATAGCCTCCTTGGTTCCAAGTTACTTTTGCAACTCTATATATACCTCTTTGTCCTTCTTCTTTGACAGGCGTATAACAATGTTTGTCTTCAATTTTATTCATAACATTTCTCCTATAAATATGTGTTATAGGATTTATCTTATATATTATTAATCAAAGATCAAGGAAAAAGTTTTTGGCCAATCAAAAGGGTATTCTGTTTTGAATATAGGTTTGAGTTTCAGACCTTTTATTCTCAGGTCTACCGCCTGACTACCTGAATACAAATACATTGTATCTTGTGACCTAACAAGAACCCATACAGAAGCTCGACTGTGTCTAGTAAGCCAAGCGATTTGTAGTGAAGATAATCTAACTACGTTACCACTAGTAACTTTCAGCTCTACAAAATGAAATTGGTTTTTATCATCACAAATTAATAGATCAGGAATACCAAGTGTCATCCAGTTTTCTATTCTAGTTAACAAAATGTCTTTAGGTAATCGGCCTACGGCTTTTTTAATTTCTTGGAAGAACCCGCTTTCCTTCTTCGGCTGAACTGGTGGCCTCGTGGTCAATAGCTTCTTCAGCGTATCTCGGTTCATATGAATCCTTTATTTCTTTGAGAGCTTTCAACACTTCATCCTTGGACATACTATCAATAGTACCATGACGGATTTCAGATTTATTAATGTAGATATTACCATTTGCCTGACCTCGTCTGAACTCAGCTTGCACAGCCGCCGAATATGCACCATTCTCTAATGCAACATCTCTAATTCTTTGTAGATCTCGTAAATGTCTTTTATAAGTAACGCCATACTTTTCATCCAGCTCGTCCCGATAAATCTGTATTGCCCTACAAACATGAGGACATATCTCAGGATTAGTCATTTCATATGCACGAGTGTGAGCAGAAGAAACTGGAAAGCCAGCATTAATCGCAGCTTCCCTCATGGTTATTGTTCCATCGTTGCTAACAAGTTCTTTTACAAACAGCTCTTGTTTTCTAGTTAGCTTACTATGAATATCTACTTTAGGCCTTCCCCGACCTTTTTTAATAGGCTTCAAATTATTCATATCTCTATATATACACCAGAAATTATTTTTTTACAAAAAACTTTTTGAGGCCCATTAAGGCCAAAATTGATTTAAGAAGGTTACATATTTGAAAACACAAGTGTAACCAATTATGTAACCAGTAAAACTGTTGATACATAAGGGTTACAGAAGAAAGTTACATAAGTTACACCAGTTACGCCTATATTTAGTAAAAAAATATTTTTTTATTTTCAGCTCTATATATAAGGGAAAGTAACTTTTGTAACTAAAATCTATTGTTTTTGAATTTTTTCCTTATTAACCGCTGTACTTCAGTCAAAAAGGTTTCCTTGCGAGGCGTGACGCGTGGGTCGAGGATGTGGAGTTGCCACACTTTTTTCATAGTCGGCCTCTCGTTCAAGTTTGGTTCTTGTTGGTGGGATCCATTGAACTTCAGTTTTAAATTTTGGAACATGTCTTTGAGAGCTTTCCCAGATGAACCAAGCATAGCTTGTAGCCGTTGAAGCATTTGCTGACAGACGACCTTTAATGATTGGAACTCGTTCTGTAAATTGAGCGATAATTGTTGGCGGGTTTTGTTTAAATAGTCTTTCATATCGACCTACGCTTTCTATGAATTGTGTCCGAGCAAAGATAGCCGTAGATTCTTTAGCCAAGGGTAAGGCCTTGAGTACAAATTCTTCAGCTAGGTTGAACGGCGGGTTAGTAATAATAAAATCGTATTCTTCGTTGACGTCTCTAGATAGAAAGTCTGCGATACGATCTTGTCCGTAATCAGCTATGTCACATGACATAACTTCAGGGAAATATTCTTCGAGGACCTTGGCCATATGTCCAGCTCCGCACGCTGGTTCTAGGCAAGTATATTTAACAAAGTCATCGTCGGGTTGTTGGGGGTAAATAAAATTTGGCTTTAGTATGTGTTCAAACAAAGCACGGGTTGCCCAAGGCGGAGTAGGAAAGTAATCGAGACTATCCTGATCCTCGTGCCGTTGGGACATAACCGCGTGCGTTTTGTTTTGTTCAGTCATCAGACCCTAGTTATTTCTAAAATTTCGTGTTTTGGATCTATCATTTGTTTTATTTGATCTTTACTATCAGCTTCTATCATAAAACTAACTTCTTGTTTAGACAGATTACCCGTGTGAGACCAATAAAGTTTAACGTAATATCTATTTTCCATTTGCATCCTCCTTGTTATTAGGCACTACCCATTCATCACTATCTACATACCGAGCGTCAGGGTATCTTGTCCTGATTTGATCTATTTCACAATCAAAACAAGTATACTCAACATCACATTGACTACATTCTTTGTTAGGCTCAATGCTATCATCGTCAATCGGCTTGTGATTATATACCGGCTTACCATCGTCGTAATAAACGTCACATTGACTACAAGTATCAGGAACTTCGTCATCTCCAAGCATGGAGCTGTAGACGTAGCCACAATCGGTACAACTAAACTTACCTTCTTGTTCTCTAATCATTTTCAATCGACTCCTTTTCCATTTCAACTAGGCCGATAGTCCTTTCTAGCTGAGTTAATTCTTCTTTCCACATTGGTTCATTAGGCTCACATTCTACTTGTTTCTTTTTTTCAACAACCATGTTGCCTAAAAACTCAAGGGTAATATCCATATATAATTTATTGTATCCTCTAGCCATCACTACCCCTCATGTTAAATTCATCAAATAACTTATAACAAGCTTCATCTAGGTCTTTGATATCAGATAACATAAGGTCATTAATATCTCTTATGCTAATCATAGCGGTGTTTATAGCGTTGTAAGCATCGTGAACCGCTTGCAGCTGTCCGACAGTCATAGCTCCCATAGCTTTTTGTTTTTCTGCGATCTCTTTATCTCGCTTTATTTCCCAATCTTCTTTTTCTTTTTTCATAGTTTTCTCCTATATAAGTTTGGTGTGGAGCGCCTTGAGGTTACGTCACTAAGATAAATGCTGAGATCTACCACAGTCCTGAACGAGCTAAACACTCCACACATACAGTTATAGGATTTATCTTATACGTTTGTCAATAAAAAAAGCTCCGAGGAAACATGGAGGACACGAAACTCGGAGCTTTATCACATTTTATATAGGATAAGAGCAAATGAAAAGGGTACTTACTCTTAGATTTGTTATCGCATATATTTATATACGCTGTCAAACTTATTTTTTACCTATACTTCTCAAACTCTCCATAACTTTATCTATATCAGGCTCCGTGCCGTTTGGATCATAGACACATTTGTACTTTTTCGGGCACCAGCTTTCAATTAACATTGTAAATGTTTTATTGCCGCCTTGATAGATACAAGCTCTTTTGTCTGTATACTTTGATGTGATTCTCTTTTTAAGTCTGCAAGTCGTGTACTTTTTCTTATCAATCTTACCCTGATTTTCTAATTGTTGTTTAGTATAAGCACGAGGCGTGAAGGTGTAGCCATCAGCTTTTGCTTTTTTTACCCAGATACTAGCCACCAGCACAGCAAAACCACCGATAATTGATACAACTATCAACCAAGTTACAGCTTCGCCTATTTGACGTCTGAGCTGTTGTTGTTTGTAAATAGTTTCTTGCCGTTGTTTTCTAATCTGCCCTTCCATTTTAAGCAAATCATCATAAGCTTGTGGCCCGTAAGTCATGTTAAGAAATATTTTTAGCTCGTAGCGCTGTTCTTCCAACTTCTTCTTTGCTGCGTAAGCAGCGAGAGCTGCCTCTTCGATAGAACCGGCCTTGAATAACTTACCAAATAGGGGAGGATTTTTGGCTTGTTTCTCCGCATTATCTATATCAGACACAGCTCCCATCCAACGTCCGACGTCTGAAGCCATTGATTCAATATCTTTAGCTGCGGCAAATCCTTGCTTGATTGCATTAAAAGCGCTATTAGCCACGCTCATAGCTGCGGTAATTGTCAACGGGTCCATACTTTACTGTAACACACTTTTAAAAAAAAATAAAAGTCAAGACTGTTATTATAAAAAAAGTTATTTATAGTTAGTAGTTATGACCAATCAAACATTTAGGGGTAGACCAGTGACAATATGTTGTACTTGTGGCGGAAAAAAATACGCATCAACCTGTAAATGTCACAAAATTAACCATAGACCGATAAAAAAAGGAGGAAATAAATGGATTTACCAAACAGACGACCATGCATCACGACTGACGTTGGAGAAGGACTAGCCGTTAGTGTATCATACCACCCAGAAACTAACGAGGCGGTGGAAATATTTGTATCTAGTAGGGGAAAAAAGGCATCTGACGGGCCCATGGCAGACGCTTTATATAATTTGGGCGTTCAGGTATCGAGTATCATGCAAAATAAAGAGCGTGTCACTTAGAAACTTGGTTGATTCGCTTCATATTAGCTTCAACGAACTCTTCAACTCTCTGCTGCTCTTCAGATTTATATTGTGAATATATATATCTGAGCTGGCCGCCTATTGTCCGGCCTTCTTTTTTAGCAGATTGCTTGATTTTTTCGTAGACATCTATCGGTACAAGAACACTTTTCCACTTAGTTGTATCCATAATTATCTCCTTTTGTAGGATATTATGCGATTTTATATGATATTTCAAGAAAAAGCTTGTATATTAAGGATTTATTTCGTAGGATTTTAGTTCCTACACACATCACAAAGGCTCAAGGTTATTCTTGAGCCTTTTTTCTTTTGCGGTAAGCTCCATATTCGGCGTCTACGCCGTTCGGACTGATAATTTCACTTCGTTTGTGTGAATTTAAGGCGTTTACATAAAAATTATAGTATGGAACTGGCACATGACGCTCGTAATCCTTCTCGTTTACGGCTATTGGACAGTCTTCAAATCGTTCTTCACTCATCAGCACCCCCAATGCGAGTTACTGGGGGTGCTTCTAAGGAGGAACTACTTTTAGTTTCGCCCCACGAAGGCCCCACTTCTATGTCCACCTTACTAGGGACACTTAATGGTACGGCACTTTCCATAATAGATGCAACCATTTTTATTTTTTCTTGGCTGTTTGATGAAAAAGCCACCTCATCATGTATCTGTATCAACGGAATAATGCCTTTTTCGTGTATGTTGACCATAGCTTGCTTGGTCATATCAGCCGCTGAGGCTTGTATCAGCCGGTTCAGCGCTTTGTATGTGTACGCTCGCTTCAGTTTCGTAGTCGGACCGTATTCATTTACAGCTTCTTTGTACGGTAGCGCCTTGTTTAGAGCAAAACTATCAGGCTCCCATAGGTTAAATCTGCACTTTCTGCCCAAAATGGACCGTATTGACCCTGAACTTTCACGCCCATTGAGCTTATTCATCACGCCATTCATCAAAAACTTAACGAATGGAACGCGCTCATGGTACTGCTTGATAAGATCTTTGGCTTCATCGACGCCTATATCGAGCTGATCGGACAGTTTATTGACGCCCATACCGTAAATTAGGCCCAGATTGATAGTCTTGGCTTGCTTTCTCGGTATCCTTGCCATCTCTGCAACCATCGTATGGAAATCCATATCGGGGTTTGTGACGTAGCCTTGGACAAATTCGTTAACTGACTTGAGCTCGTTACCTAATGATCTGCCGTAAGCGTTAGCATAATGCACCAAGATCCGTGGTTCTTGTTGCGAGTAGTCTAAACTACACCACTTTTCGCCTTCTTCAGGTAGAAACAGCGAGCGAATCATCGGACCGAGCTGTGGATCACGGGCCGGTATCTGCTGTAGATTAGGGTGGTTCATGCTGATTCGCCCTGATACCGTGCCTCCATCGTCAGATCTGATCTGATTTATGTGCCCGTGTATGCGTCCTTGAGGCGTGGTATACTTCATAATAGTGCTGATAAATGTCCCGTGGGTCTTGTTTAGCTCACGACAGCGCAAGATCAGCTTAGGTAGCTCGTGTGTATGCTCGGATAGAAACGCTTTGGTAAAGCTTGGTGCGCCCTTGTCAGTCTTTGGATATGGCAAGCTTACACTATCAAAGGCTTTGGCAAGCGAAGCGGCGGCCCATATCTCTACGTTCTCGTTAGTTAGATCCTTGATCCGCTTGTAGACATTCTTTTCTTCTTTTAATAAGTAATCTCTGGTCCGCTCAACGCGGTCTGTATCTACACGGACACCGCGCCATGTCATATCAATCAACACGGGTAGGACTTTCATCTCAAGATCAACGACGGTTTGTATGTCTTCTTGGATCATAAGGTTCTTGAAACAATTCCATAATTCAAGAGTAAGCACAGCATCAGTTTCTGCATATGGGCCTACATACATAGACGGTAGTTTCCAGAGCTCGCCCTTGGGATCTACGCCAAACTCGACTGCTGCTTCGGTCAGTCCCTTTTCAGACTTGGT